GGGATAAATCTTTAGATATTTATAGTATGCTTTTTGATCAAAGATGGAGTGGTTGCCAAGCCAGATTTCAACGAGGTGTGGATACATCTTCTGACGAATCGTTTGACACACCAAGTCATATTACAGTTACTGACTATGAAAACAGTGATATATTTAATTTAAGAGATGCATATTTGTCAAAAGAAGATTATAATAATTATCTTACTCATATTGATTATGAGGCGTTATGGGGATTTTCAATAGAGCTTGCAGCAAAGTGGGAACCTCAATCTTTAATATCTTTTGACAGATCTGTAATACACAGTTCTTGTCATTTTGCTAATAAAGAACTACAAAATAAACTATTTTTAACTATTGTAACTGAACAATCATAAAGGAAAACAAATGGAAGTAGCACTAAAAGCAGAATTACGCAAAGAAATCTCACGAATCGTAGATTTGATGATTCAAGGAGAAGCAATCAGAGAGTCTATTAATGAACTTAAAAAAGATATTAAGTCAGAATATGATATTCCTGTAGCAACTATTACTAAAATTGCTACCATTGTTCGTAAAGAGAATTTACAAGAAGAAGAAGACAAGTGGGAAGAAATTAAAGACTATGTAGCAGCGTGTATGTAAATGTCTAGAATAATGGTGACTGGAGATTCTTGGTCAGCAGGGGAGTGGGATCCGACTCTCACTCCTGAAGAGACCAGAGCTTTTGCTGAAAAATATTCTATATCTAGATATTTAAGAGATTTAGGTCATGAAGTAGCACACGCTGCTAATCCTGGCTGGGGTGATTTTGTGTCTTTAAATTGTCTAATGACTCATGAAATGGGGTTTGATTTTGTTATATATGTTAAGACTTGTGCTACACGAGATTTTAAACACTTAACTCCAGAACACGGTCTAGTATACACTACTACTGATTTATTTGAAAAAATTAAGTTAGTAAAAGAATTAGAATATAACATATTAGCTAGATATAAACATAAGTTAATATTGTTGGGTGGTATAGAAAAAATTGAACCTAACTTTAGTTGTAATTTTGTACTTCCCAGTATTACTGAGTTTTTCTACCCTGACTTTAAAGATACTACTATCTTTGGAGATTATACACATTTTGAAAAGTATTCAGACGGTGATAAAAAAGGTGCAATGAAACTCTGGGAACTTTGGGAGCATAAACACAACTTTTGGAAAGAACATCCAGAACATTTTGCTTCTGCTACCGACCAAGTTCATCCTAATAGAAAAGCAACTAAAGCTCTAGCTGAGTTTATTCATAATCATATTAGCTAGCTTTTTATGGCTTTTAGCCCCTGCATGAGAATTGTCAGGGGCTAAATCTTTATGTTTTTCTAAATCTAAATGAAATTCTATGTAATCATCTGTAAGTTCTTCTAATAATGGTTGTAAATGCGGAAAACAACAATGATGAATCATTGGTATATTAGCTCTTTGTGCTAATAGTATTTGTTTAGCTACTGCACCGCTCCATAGACGTTGTACTAATTCTACTTCAGAAAAATATAACATCCCTGCAGCATGCCATGCTGCTTTATGTTCTTTAGTATTTCTAGTATTACTTAGTATTTGTTCAGATAGAATCCAGTTTCTATAATACTTTTCATTTTTTAATACATGATTAGCTATTAAAAATCCTTGCTGTATTTCGTTTCTAGCATCCCAAACTTCCCATCTATATTCACTGGTATGCCCGACTATAATCAAATCAGGTTTTAACTTGACAGCTTGTTCAATTTGTGCTGTAATAAGATATTCAGACGCACCACTTTGCGCTAGATTCTTAATATTCGCATTTAATAAATATGGATAGGCTTGAGTTTGTTTCTCAAGACCTTCTCCTTGTGTAAAACTATCTCCACAGGTAACAATGAACATAAATAATGAAATCTTTGTAGTAGGAAACTCTTGGTCAATACCAAGTGATGAAGCACCTATTCCAGCCTTTACTCAACTAGGTTTACATAATCGTTATGAAGAGGCAGGAATAACATTAGATGCTCAAGCTAATTATATCATAGAGAATGATCTTGTCAATCGTTTTAAAGTAATTTGGTTAATAGGGCATCATCATAGGGCAGATCCTAGAGCTAATGGAGAGTATTTATTACCGTATGGCTGGGGATTAGGAGATATTTGGGGTAAATTAACACAGGACATATGGTTTAAAAAAATTACACGTATAGCTTGGTATAATAGAACTAATGCATTATTTGTAAAAGCTGTATTGGGTATATCTAATCCAGATAATTTAATGTTGATTCCTATTTATAGACCTAATATGATAGAACAGCCTATGATAAAAGATCATCCCTGTATATGGGAATACTATTTAAGAGATTTAGCTAAAGATTATGCAGACGGGAGAGGCCATATAAATCAGCATGGCCATAATCATTTTGCTATTAGATTAGCTTCGGAGGTACACGAAAGATGGCAGATTACATTGCAGAAGAGTGGAGAGACGCAATTGAGATCGGATTTTCTGAGGCGATAGCTAAAAAAGCTGATAAAATTGTAAAATATTGTATGAGTAACTATATAAAACATGCTCATCAATGGAAATGTGATTTTGCAGGTAAGTCAGCTATACTTTTAAAACCTGGTGAGGGTTATGAGTGGCACTTTGATAATTTAGATTTTGCAGAAAAAAGACTTACCACTTCCAGACCTGGACGTTTTTGGACTCATATGGTTTATCTAACAGAAGGGAAACCTTTTGAGCTAGGCAGCTGGAATCCTAAAGGTGCTAGAGTACTAGAAACAGATTTTTCTGCTCCTGAGCCTGATAACATAATAGCAAGAATATACCCTAAACCAGGAAAAACAGTGTTATTTCCTTGTTTTATGGTTCATAGAATACAGCCTATAGTAGATAACTACAGATGGGCATTTGTAGACTTTGTAGATACGCCTGACTATTCTACTAAAACTAAGGCAGATTTAACCTCAATATTTAAAAGGTACTTTGATGAACATACTAGGAGTAAGCTGCTATCATCATGATAGCGCAGCGGCAAGTATAAAAGATAATAGAATCGTGGGAGCATCCCATGAAGAACGTTTTTCTCGTAATAAATATGATAATAATTTTCCAATACACACTATTGATTGGTTAAAAAATGCTTATGATGATTTTGATCATGCTGTTTTCTACGAGGAGACTACCTACAAAAGATTTAAAAGAGACATTAAAAAAGTAACTAAAGCAAAACCCGTGTTAGTAGATCATCATGAAGCACATGCTATGAGTTCTATTATTACTACTGATTGGCAAGAATGTGCAGTTATGGTAATAGATACTGTGGGAAATAAATTTTCTACTTCTTTAGGTGTATATTCTAATGGTAAATTTACTTGGCTAAAACGCATGCGGTATCCTAATTCATTAGGATTATTTTATAGTGCTGCTACTCGTTTTTTAGGATTACAACCCTTATCTGATGAATCTCAAGTTATGGCTGCAGCAGCTTATGGCACTCCTAAATGGTCTAAGTATATCAGAGATAATATTTTACATTATGACTATGAAGCTAACTATACAGTTTTGCAGGATCTAGAGCGGGGTGCAGGATATGGAGTTTTAGACTGGGACATAGCTGCATCTGTTCAAAATGTTACACAGACAATTATTGCTAATATGGCTAGTTGGTTACAACAAGAAACAGGTATGACTAAACTTGCCTATGCTGGAGGAGTTGCACTAAATTGTGTAGCTAATACTGATATTCTAAAATGGACTAAATTTGACGATATAGCGATTCAACCTGCTGCTGGTGATGCCGGTTGTGCTTTGGGTGCAGCTGCTTTACTTGAACGTCCTATACATTTTACCCCTTATTTAGGAGTTAATGCTACTAGACAATTAACATCTCAACAATATGCAGATGCTATACTTCAAGGAAAAATAGTTGCAGTTATCGAAGGGCAGGCTGAGTTTGGACCTAGAGCATTAGGAAATCGTAGTTTGCTATGTTTGCCAACTGATGATAATATTAAAAAACTAAATAAAATTAAGAATAGAGCAGAAGATTCTTGGAGACCTTATGCTCCTATATGTCAAAAAGAAACAGCTGATAAATGGTTTCATGTAACTAAAGCCTGTCCTTACATGTTACACATAGCTAAGATTAAATCAGGACCATTTACTACTTATGATAACTCAGCTAGACTACAAGTAGTATCGCAAGACTCTAATATATTTTTATGGCGTATTTTAGAACTACTTAGGTATAGCGGTCACGCTGTTTTAATAAATACAAGTTTAAATGCTAAAGGAAAACCTATTGTCAACACCGTGGATGACCTCAAAGAAATTCAACTACACAACGAGTTGTGCTACTGATACACTACCTACAGGTAGAACCTATCATACTCCAGATGGATCTTACCCTAGTATTACTACTATACTAGGTAAGACTTCTGATCAAACATGGCTTTTAAAGTGGAAAGAGCGTGTAGGAGAAGAAGAGGCTGCTCGTGTATCTAAAATAGCTACTGATAGAGGAACTTTAGTACATGAGTATGCTGAACGACATTTTAATGGCGAAGATGTATGGGATGATCTATATAAAGAAGCTGTAGATGTTATTCAAATGAGTCGTGATTTGATTCGTGCTACTGAAAAAGGTGTAGAAGAAATCTGGGGACAAGAACAAGTTTTATGGTCTAATAAGTATAAATATGCTGGTAGAACTGATATGGTAGGTATTTGGCGTGGAAAACCTACTATTATAGATTTTAAAACATCAAAGAAAAAGAAAAGTACTAAACAAATTACTGATTACTATATTCAAGGATGTGCCTATGCTATAGCGCACAATGAAATGTATGGTACTGGTATAAAAGATGTAGCTATTGTTATGACAATAGATAATGCTGATCCTATTATCTTTGAGCAAAGTGCTATTCCTTTTCTGCCATTATTGAAAAATAGGAGAATGTCTTTTGACAAACTGCAAGCAGATTCCTCTACCTAAAATAGGTAAAGATGACTTACAAAAAATTATCTCTTTTTTTAGTATGGGTAATCATTTGTTTAATGAAAGATATGGTCATCATGCTTGGAAATCTTTTGATATTATAACAAACGGTACTCCATCTCCTATGATACGTCATTTTCCTAGTATAGTAAAATGGTTAACTACTTGTACTAAACATACTGCATTAAGAGATATAGAACATTTATATCTATCTATTCTTATGCCTAGAAACCAAATACCTTGGCATGTAGATCAGACTCAAACAGATATTTATGCTAATAGTATTATAACTTCTATATCTACTGCTAATAGTTTTATAGAGTTTGAAAATGATAGACAATATCGTTACAGAGAAGGATATAGTTATCTAATTAAAAGTGGTGTAAAACACCGCATAATGAATTTAAGCGATGAATACAGAGTCACGCTATGTTTAACACCTAAGGAGAATCCCTATGCTGAAGTGGGTTAGAGATAAATATGATGATTGGAAGTTTGAAAAAGAGTTTCAAGCAAAGAAAAAAGAGATAATGAAAGTTGATCCTTTTATTTATAATATACCAGATACAAATGAAATTAACATAGGCGATATCGTAAAAAATGACAACTCGAAGGATTAGAAAAGAATTACGAACATTCTTTGAAGAAAAAGAATTATCAGTTAAAGAAACACATTTTATACTAGGATGTTTAAAAGCACAACAAAAACATCCACAATTAACATCTAGACAGTGGCAAATTGTATGTGAAATAGAACAGAGATATAAAAATGATTTATAAAGATATAGTTGATCATTATGAAAATTGCTATAAACAACATGGAGATTCTCATCTAGGTGTTGATTGGCCAGACAAGGCAGATGCTGATACTAGATATAGAATTATGACTGAGGGTGTAGAGTATTGTGGTGGAGACTCTATATTAGACTTTGGTTGCGGATTAGCACACTATTATGAGTATTTAGTAAAACAAGATAAAAATTATTATTATGAAGGCTTAGAGTTATCAAAACCTATGTTTGATAGATGTATTCAAAAACATCCTTTGACTACTTTTTATAATACTGATATTCTACAGGAAGAGTGGACATTACCAAAACTAGACTGTGCGGTAATGAATGGAGTTTTTACTGAAAAGTTAACATTGAGTCATGACGAAATGTTTGAGCATATGACAAAGTTAGTTTCTTTAGTATTTAATAATGTAAATAAAGGTATAATGTTTAATGTTATGTCTAAACAAGTTGATTATGAGAGAGACGATTTATTTCATCTATCTGTAGATAAATTAAGTTGGTTTGTAAAAGAACAATTATCTAGAAAATTTGTTATTAGACATGATTATGATTTATGGGATTATACTGTATATATTCTAAAGTAAGAAAAGAGATAATTATGGCTAGAAAACCAGTCAGTAAAAAGAAAATGCCATGTAATAAAGCTAGACGCACACCGGGACACCCTAAAAAGTCTCATATAGTTAAAGCATGTAAAAATGGTAAAGAGAAAATTATTCGTTTTGGAGAGCAAGGTGCTAGTACTGCTGGTAAGCCTAAAGCTGGTGAGTCTAAAAGAATGAAGAAGAAACGGGCGAGTTTTAAGGCTCGCCATGCTAAAAATATAGCTAAAGGCAATATGTCTGCAGCTTACTGGGCGAATAAGGTAAAATGGTAGTTATACAAGGAAATAATGACAAGTATACTATACTTGCACAGGACTTAGTACAACGATATAAAATACCCTTTAAATTTGAATACAAAGAAACAGAAGACGGACCTGAGGTCTATGTTCATAACAGATATATTGGCGGATATGCTGATTTAATTAAAGAAATAGAAGATACAATAGGAGGATACGGAGACAGTGGATTTTAATTTTACAATAGAACAAGTAGAAGAAATATTACATCGTAGTGACGCTCATGAGTGGTATGATGCTATGGTTGAGATGTTACCTAAATATCAAATTGATACACCTAAACGCGTAGCAGGATTTATAGCACAAACAGCTCATGAAAGTGCAAGTTATAACACAATTACTGAGAATCTAAACTATAGTGCTAAGGCACTTGATGCTATTTTTGGGAAATATTTTAAGAGAGTAGGAGTTGATGCTAGTAAGTATCACAGACAGCCTAGAAAGATTGCTAATCGTATTTATGCAAATCGCATGGATAATGGAGACACCGCATCAGGTGATGGCTGGACGTTTAGAGGTGGTGGTATACTACAACTTACAGGACGATATAACTATACTCAGTTTGGTAAGACAGTTGGAATGTCAGCAGAAGAAGCGACTGAATATGTTAGAACTCCTAAAGGGGCTATAGAGTCAGCTTGTTGGTTTTGGACTGCTAATGATATTAATAAATACTGTGATAAAAATGATATTGTAGGTATGACAAAACGTATTAATGGTGGTACAATTGGTTTAGCAGATCGTAAAAAACATTATGCTCATGCCTTAGCAGTATTCGGCGGTAAAGTTAAGTTTGATGATGACACAGATGATGTTACTTATAAACTACTTCGTAAAGGATCTAAAGGAGCAGGAGTTAAAAAACTTCAAGAAGCTCTTGGTCTAGAAGCAGACGGAGATTTTGGCCCAGGCACTGAGGCTGCTGTAAAAGCATGGCAGCGAGAAAATAAATGCACACCTGACGGAATCGCAGGACCACAAACACTTGGTAAAATTTTTGCATAGGTGACTCATGATAAAATGGATGTTAGTATTTATTGTTACTTCATATAGTAGTAACACTGGTTATGTTGAGCCTAGAACAGAAGCATACTATTCTTATGATACTATGGAAGACTGTTTTAAAGCTAGAGAAACATTATCAATTAAAATGGGTAGAGAAGCAGGACATTATCCTATAGGTACTATAGGAGTATGTTTTAGATACCAAGCTAAATAATGACAGATTATTTATCCATATTAGATAAATTATTATCTAGTTATAGCTCTAGTTTTATATTTGTAGACTTTGAATATGGATATGGAGGAAATACATTATCTAGAATTATAGCAGCTTCTCCTGAGTTTTATTGGGATGGAGATTCTGTTCTATATCCAGATAAAGGATATTCTATAATAGAAGACCCTGAACCTTATCCTCATTTTGCTAGTCCTATAGAGCAGGAGTTATGTTGTACACATACTTCTGATGACTTTATGTATCCTGATAGTAAACCTAGCAGAGTTAGGGATTTATTTTTACTTCATAAAAAATATTTAAAATCAAAAAAGTTCTGTATTAGGACTCATAATAGAGATACGCATGAGATATTTCCTAAAAATACTGTAGTCAGAGTATCAGGCAAAGAACCTGACTTTAGATTTTTTAAACCTACTGGTAGATTTCTATGTCCTGTTGATAGTCCTAATGTTATTAATATTGATGTTAATGAAATATTTTCAAAAGATTATGATACATTTGAATCAAGTTATTTATATTTATGTAATAACTTAGATATAACTCCCCAAATAAATAGAGTACGAGCTTTTATACTTTTATGGTTAGAGCGCCAAGAAAGATATAAAAAATTAAAAATTTCATAAAATTTTTACAATTCTGTTGTATACTTATGACTAAGAGCAGATGCTCTATGTATTGTTAAAAGGAAATAACAAATGAATAAGTTAATTAAAAAGGTGAAAAAAATGGAATTAGGAAATCCTGTAATGACTAGTCTTGTAGGGCTAGTCATTTTTTATGTGGGACTAAAAATGTTTTCTGGAGGTATGAAATCTATGGGTAATATAGATCATCTATCTTTCTTTACACACAGTCCTATGTATATGTTTTTTGGAGGAATCATTATGACTCTTCTGTGGCAATCATCCTCACTATCTACTACTGCTATTATTGCTTTAGTAGCTTCAGGAGCAGTGCCTTTACCTGCTGCAATAGCAGCTGTACTAGGAGCAAATATAGGAACCACTGGAACTATATGGTTAGCAGGTATATTAGTATCTGATGGCATGCCAAAAGGGGATACTCTACGAATAGCTATGGCACATACAGGAGTTAATTTACTTATGGCGGTAGCATTACTACCATTTTGTGAACCTATTGCTAGATATTTATCAAAATTTTAAACCACAACTTTATACTTGCTTAAACTTTTACAATTTATTATACTCATACTATGGGAATGAAATTTAGTTTTGCGCTTTTAGCAGTAATAATAGCAATGGCTGGAGGATTTGCTTGGTATTTTAAACTTACACAGGCAAAAATAGATGTGCTCGTTGAAAACGCAGCCGTATTAGAAAGTGTGACTAATACTCAAAAAGCTACTATAACTGAATTACAAGCAAGTGCTGAGAAACAAGCACAACAAACACAGGATTTAGCTGCAAAATTAGCTGCTGCAGAGACAAGTAATAGAAAAATTGCTTCTATGCTTGCACAAACTGATATAGTTAAAAACTCATTAGTTGATCCTACAGGTGTGGAGGTAAGAATAAATGAAGAGGTGGATCTATTTTTTAATGAGCTTCAATCTCTTACTTCTGATTAGCGGTTGTTCTTTACTGCCTACAGAAAAGATTGTAGCTGAACAAGTGATAGTTAAACCTACTATAACTATAGTAGAAAAACCCAGACCTATTGACTTGTATGATGCAGATATAGTAGTTATAACAGAAGAAAATTTACCAGAAGTGATTGAAAAAACAAAAGCTAGTAGCGGTCACTTTGTTATATATGGATTGACCCCTCAATCATTTAAGAATCTGGCTACTAGCTTCGAAGAAATAAAAAGGTATATTCAACAGCAAAATGATGTAATATTATATTACGAACAAGCACTAACAGAATAATTTCCTACCCCCAAGGAGAAATAATGATTGATCCAATTACAGCTATTGCTGCTGCTTCCGCTGCATACAATGGTGTAAGAAAAGTAATGGATGCTGGTAAAGAGATCGAAGATGTGACTCAAACACTTGGTAAGTGGTTTGGGGCGCTCAACGACATAAACCGTGCAGAACAGCAGAGAAAGAATCCTCCTCTCCATGCAAAATTAGGGGGAGGAGCTTCTATTGAAGAAGAAGCGTTTGCTATTATTGCACATCAAAAGAAGATGAAAGAACAAGAAAAAGAAATGGCTTTCATGCTAAACTATAGATTTGGTCCAGGCACTTGGGAAGAAATGCTTGAACTAAGAAGAGCCATTAAAAAAGAACGTGAAGAGACTATATACGCAGCAGAAGAGTTTAAGCACGCTGTGCTTGACGGTGCTATAATGGTAGCTTTATCCTTGGGTATATTAGCAGGAATATTTGGTGTAGTATGGATAATTGGTTATGCTGAAGGATGGTGGTAAAATGAATAAAATAATTTTAAGTATGATTCTATGTTTAGCAGGTACAATTGCTATGGCACAGACAGTGACTACAGACAGTACAAGTAGAAATACCGTTAATACAGATGCAAAGACTAAAACAATAGTATTATCTCCTCCTCCATCTGCTATTACTCCTAGTATAAATGCTACTAATTCAGATATATGTACTACAGGAATGGCAGGAGCAGTTCAAACACAGATCATAGGTATCTCTGCAGGAACCACTATTGTAGATGAAAACTGTGAGCAGTTAAAGATTGCTAAAACACTATATGATATGGGTATGAAAGTTGCGGCTGTATCTGTATTATGTCAGGATAGGCGTGTATTTGATGCTATGTCAATGGCTGGGACTCCTTGTCCTTTTAAAGGTAAGTTAGGTGATGAAGCTAAAGATGCTTGGAAAAAGAATGTAAAATTTAGACCTAAGCCTGTGGAGAGAATAGATGCTGCAGATGTTACAGACAATGCAACTAAAGTTGGTGCTGGTCTTATTGGCTTGGCTCTGTTATTCCTCATCAAGTAATGCTACCGAACTTACAAGCACTGATGTTTATGTAACTGATAAAGTTCCTGCTGATTATACTGGCGGTACATTTACCTATGGCTCCTGTCCACAAGGTATGACAAATGCAAATTTATTAACAGGTGATACTCATAATTGGGGATCAGGTGATGCAATTCAATGGGGTGCTTGTTATGATACTTTTGCTATAACTGAAGCTATAAATCAAGCTCTATCAGTAACAGGTATTAGTATTGATAGTATTTCTTATAACTGGAAATGGATTAATGGTTGTTTTAATGTTACTAAAGAAGATGGTACTACAATTTACTGCGATACTGGTATAGAAAATAGACTTGATAATAACTTTAAACCTACTGGTGAATATGCTGATCAATTTGATACTCTTGTAATAGATGTTATTATAACTGATTCGCAAGGTAATACTGTAGAAACTAAAACTTATGATTATGATACATGGTTTTCTTGGTATCAAGATAACGCTCATAGCCAAAATGAAATACGTATTGGATCATCTGTATGGCAAATTACAGAAGATACTATAGAACTATATGATCACACTTCTCGAACTGGAACTATACATACTCCAGATACTTT